TTGGACTTGGATACAGGCTGTTGTTGCAGCTGTAGGTGGAGTGTTAGGCTGGTATATGGGCGGCATGGATGGTTTTCTATATGCGCTCATCGCTTTTTCCGTGGTGGATTACATCACTGGAGTATTGCGCGCCGTTGTAGAAAAGAAGCTTTCCAGTCGTATTGGCGCGCACGGCATCACCAAAAAGGTGGCGCTATTTTTGGTGGTAGGGATAGGACACTTGATTGATTCCTACTTACTCAATGGTGCAGGGGCACCCCTGCGCACTGCGGTGATTTTCTTTTACATCGCCAACGAAGGTATATCCCTGCTAGAGAACGCAGCCGCTATAGGGCTTCCAGTGCCTGAGAAACTCAAGGATGTGCTGGCACAGCTACATGGAAAAGAGGATGAGGAAGAGCCATGAATCTGAAGCAACTAATCTTTACGCAAAATGCCTGTTATAAGGCGGGAAAGACCATAGTCCCCAAGGGCATCATGGTGCATTCCACAGGAGCGAACAATCCCACGCTCAAACGCTTTGTGGGTCCTGACGATGGCTTGCTGGGGAAGAACCGATATGGCAACCACTGGAACCGCCCCATGGACAGGAAGGTTTGTGTGCATGCCTTCATCGGCAAGCTGGAGGATGGTTCTATTGCCACCTACCAGACGCTGCCCTGGAACTGGCGTGCCTGGCACTGTGCTTCCGGTCCCAAGGGCAGTGGCAACAACACCCACATAAGCTTTGAAATCTGTGAAGATAACCTAAGCGACCCTGTATATTTTAACGCAGTTTATAAGGAAGCCGTGGAACTCTGTGCTTACCTATGCAAGAGCTTTGGCTTGAACGAAAGCAACATCATCTGTCACTCGGAAGGATACAAGCTTGGTATTGCTAACAACCATGCGGATGTGATGCATTGGTTCCCCAGGCATGGTAAAAACATGGATAGCTTCCGAGCAGATGTGAAGACTTTGCTTGCGACGGGGAGTATACCAGAGGAAACAATTCCTGACAAAGCTCCCGAAGCTCTAATCCCAGCGAAGAAACTCTACCGTGTTCAAATTGGGGCTTTCTCTCACAAGGCAAATGCGGAAACCATGCTCGCCAAAGTAAAGGCGGCAGGGTTTCGCAATGCTTTTATAAAAAGCGACTAATCTTAAGCTCATTTACACCCCGTGTTTCGGCCTCATGCCGTTTCACGGGGGCTTTTTTTATTGCAGGGGATTCGATTTTTAGATTTTTTTCGCTTATAGGTGGGAGGTGAAATCTATGAGTAGAAAAGAAAAACAATGTACACAAGCTCAAGCGGATACTTCGAAAAGTATGAATAAACAAGAAGCAGTCCTTCGCTACAAGACTTCCATGGCAGTATTCAAATCCTGGCACAGGAAAGGGGCTATTAGCGACACTGACCTGCAGACAATAAATGTACTGCTCGCCGAGAGATACAACTTATCCTCATCCAGTATATACTTCGAAAATGACTTGCTATATAGGAAAAAATAGGGATATATAGGACTAGGAAAGGAGCTAAGTATGGGAAGAAAGATACATAAGATGGACATTTTACCAGCCATTCCCCAGCACAAGCGAGTGGCCGCCTATGCCAGAGTGTCTTGCAATAAGGAAGAAATGCTCCACTCTCTTGCCGCACAGGTGAGCTACTATAGCAGCCTTATACAAAGCAAACCCGACTGGATATTTGCTGGGGTCTTCGCCGACGAAGCCGTAACAGGGACTAAGGGTACAAGACCTGAATTTCAAAGGCTTCTAGCAGAATGTCGAGAAGGTAAAGTGGACTTAATACTCTGCAAATCCATTAGCCGTTTTGCTAGAAATACAGTTACCTTGCTAGAAACAGTGCGGGAGTTAAAAGACAGAGGCATAGGGGTATTTTTCGAAGAGCAAAACCTATACAGCGACAGTGCGGATGGAGAACTCATGCTCAGTATTCTAGCAAGCTACGCCCAGGAAGAAAGTCGCTCCGTCAGTGAAAACTGCAAGTGGAGACATAGAAAGGCTTTCCAAGAGGGGAAGTCCTCCAACTACATGCGGGTATATGGATACGATTATCAGAATGGGAACTTTATCATTATTGAAGAGGAAGCCGAGGTAGTCCGTATGATATTCTCCGACTACCTAGACGGTATGGGCAGGAATGCCATCATGAAAAAGCTGACTAGACTAGGCATTCCCACCAAGACAGGTGGACGCTGGACGGAGAAAACAGTGCTGTCTATACTCAAGAATGAAAAGTACATAGGGGATATGTTACTCCAGAAGGGCTATGTCCTAGATCATATTTCAAAGAAAAAACAGGTGAACCGTGGGGAACTTCCTAAGTACTATGTAGAAGGTTCGCATGAGGGGATTGTTGAAAAAGCGACTTTTGAATTTGTACAAGCAGAGATGGCACGGCGATTGGCTAAATCTACCCACATGAAGGAAAAGAACCCTAGTGAGTTTAAAGGTATGATCCATTGCACACGCTGTGGAGCGAGTTTTTGTAGAAAAACAAATTGCTCTGGTACAAAGTATGCCAAAGTCACCTGGGCTTGCAGAACATTTACCTACAGAGGGAAAAGAGAATGCCCTGCAAAGCGAATTCCTGAGGATATACTCAAGGCAAAATGTGCAGAGGTACTCGAACTTAAAGTCTATGACTCCGAGGTTTTCAAAACGAAAATTGCTGCCATCCAAGTTCCTGACGATGGCATTCTGCACTTTGTATTCCATGACAAAACAGAAAAAATAGTCCTCTGGGAGAATCCTTCCAGAAGAGAAAGCTGGACAGAGGAAATGAAAGCAGCTGCAAGAATATGTGCGAAAGGAGGAAAGGACAATGGCTAGTGTAAAGGTAATTCCAGCCACAGAGCGCATTTTATCTGCACAAGAGACAAATATACATAAGAAGAGAAGAGTAGCAGCCTATGCTAGGGTATCTACAGACAGCGAGGAACAGCTAAGTTCCTATGAAGCTCAGGTGGATTATTACACCAAACTCATACAAAGTCACTCCGACTGGGAGTTCGTGGCGGTCTATACGGACGAGGGCATTAGTGCGGTGAATACGAAGAAGAGAGAAGGTTTCAAACAAATGCTCTCAGATGGTTTGGAAGGCAAGTTTGATTTTCTAGTCACCAAATCTGTTAGTCGTTTTGCTAGAAACACCGTAGATAGTCTGACTACGGTTCGCAAGCTCAAAGAAAAAGGGGTAGAGATTTGGTTTGAGAAAGAAAATATCTATACCTTGGATTCTAAGGGGGAGCTATTGATTACAATCATGTCCAGCCTGGCACAGGAAGAGAGTCGTTCCATCTCAGAGAATGTTACATGGGGACAAAGAAAGCGCATGGCAGATGGGAAGGTATCACTGCCCTACAAGCAATTCCTAGGATACCGCAAGGGAGAGGATGGATTTCCTGAGATAATTCCAGAAGAAGCCGAAATTGTTAGATTTATTTTCAGGCTGTTTATGGAGGGAAAGACTTTCTCAGCAATCGCTAAAGAGCTTATGAAGAAGGGTATCCCAACCCCAGCAGGCAAGAAAGACTGGCAGGCTTGTGTGGTACAGTCCATATTAAGCAATGAGAAGTACAAGGGGGATGCGCTTTTACAGAAAACCTATTGTGTCAACTTCCTTACCAAAAAGATGGTCAAGAATACAGGGCAGGTACAGCAATATTATGTAGAAGAAAGCCACCCTGCGATAATCGACCCCGAAGAGTGGGATGCCGTGCAGGCGGAGATAAGGCGAAGAAAACAGAGAGGAAGCGTAGGACGCTGTGGCAATCCTTTTGCAGGGAAACTGGTTTGTGGGGATTGTGGAGGGTTTTATGGCAGAAAGATTTGGGGAAGTTATAAAGAAAACAAAACCTACCGCAAGGAAATCTATCGTTGTAACGAGAAGTACAAGAAAAACAAAATTAAACCTTGTAGTACACCCGCTGTAACAGAGGAAGAGGTCAAAGAGAATTTTCTTATTGCCTTTAATAAATTGATGGAGAATAGAGAAGGGCTGCTCTTCGACTGCCGAACTCTAAAAGCTGCACTTTGTGATACTAGGGAGATAGATATAGTGCTTGAGAATCTGAGACAAGAGATAGAACTCATATCGGAACTATCTCGCAAAGCAATCTACGAGAACGCCAAGACTGCACAGAATCAAGATACATTCATGAAAAGAAACAATAGTTACATGAAACGCCATACCCAAGCGAGGGAGAGGTTGGAGGCATTGGAAGAAGAAAAGCAAGAACGCCTCGCCAAGTCTAAAATATTAGATAGATTTATGCGAGACATAAGGAAACGCCCTCTTATTCTTGCAGAGTGGGAGGAATCCCTCTGGTTTGCGGTCATAGACCAAGTAAGAATATCCATGGATGGGAGAATGACATTTCAGTTTAGGAACGATTCGGAGATTACTGTTTGATATTATTAAAGTAGAGCAAGCACCGCCTTCGGGCGGTATTTTCATGCCTATATCAGTCTAAATAAAAAGGTTTGAAAAAATGGGCATGGGCAAAAATAGGTTTACCAAAAAGTGCATGTTAAAAATCCTGTTCTCCGCAGAAAGGGCATTTTTACTCTCACCAAGTATAGATAAAAGACAAAAGTAAAAACTAAAAAAGCCCTGAAACACTAGGTTTTTAGGTAAAAAAAGACCACCTATAGACGAGACTTCTCTTATCCATAGATGGTAACTGATTTGGTGCGGGAAACAGGACTTGAACCTGCATGAGCTTGCGCTCACTAGAACCTGAATCTAGCGCGTCTGCCAATTCCGCCATCCCCGCGTGAGTATTATTATATATCGGATCTGTTTTTTTTTCAAGGG